TGTCGGTATCTGTTTGCTTGCTTTCGATTGCTTTTAAATGAGCATTGAATGCATCTTCATCCATTCCAAGTTGAGCGAGAAGTTCAGCACGTGCGGCAACTTTGCCTTTTTCTAGTCCTGCGGCTTCGCCTTTTTTTTCACCGCTTTTTGCTTCTTTTGCCGCAATTCTTGTTAATTCGTCCTGTGTAAATGTTTTTGCGGGTTCTCCCTGATTATTTTCCGCAGGGTCGGTATTCGTTTGGTTTACATTGCTTGTTGATTCTGACATAATTTATCTCCTTGTAATCCTGTTATACGTCAGGTAACGTAATCCGATTTTTAGCCCAATCGGTAAGGATTCCTATTAAAAAAGCCGTCACACCACCAAGGGTGCAACGGCTCTCAGGCTAACTTACATGCTTGTTATTTAGATTATATGTTAATTACTCTTTGTTGTAATTGATTGCTTGATTCTTAATGTCATCAGCCGTTCCGTTATGTGGCTCTATTTTGGTTTTCTCTTTACAACCCCGACATTGCACATGGACGTTTCCGCAATCGTCACGCTCGGCTATAGTGTTGTTGCGCTCACAGGTGCATTTTATTTGTTCCATCAAAATACCCTCTCTCGATGTCGCTGCCTAGTCAATCCAGTTTGCTCAACAAAATCCTTAATCCTCGCACTCGCTTGCCTTACTTTATTTTTTGCATGAGAAAATTCCACATCTAATTCTTCTCTATTTATACCATCTGGCAACCCAGATATTGCCGATTCTAAGGTTTGTTTTTTGCGCTTCCAGTTGCGGAGGTTGCGCTCAAAGTTTCGTAACTTTTGACTAGCTTTGTAAGCGTCTAAGGCTTCACCATTGTAAATATACACTTTCTCAGCCATCTTGTCAAGTTGTTTGTTTGTATATACTAATGGTTGACTAGGAAACCAAACTGAATAGGAGTGTCTGCAATTTATTCCCAGTATTCCCACGATGTCACCATATCCACATGTTTCTACAAAATCAGGCAAGTTTTCCGTGTTAGGCTCGGTTGCAAGTTGACTGAAATAATATGCTTTGCCCTGAAACATTTCATGATTTTCTGGTAAACCCCCAACATTTCTCGCTCCAAGGTGTGCAGAAACTTGAACATATGATGCACCAACATCTATCATGCTTTGCCTTGTCAATTCCCCCGCCGTCTGCCCTATCGAAGTCCTCAGACCAGTCAAAACCGCTGATTCTAGTGCCATATATCGACCGCTTGTAAAGTCGTAAGTCCTAATGCCGTCTTTCGCTAAATCCCTGCAAGCGTCCACCAATGCTTGCGAATAACTATGACTACCGCTTGAGACTTTCATAAACGCCGTATTCAAATGCTCAACATATTGCGATTCTGCGATTGATGCCGTTGTGCCAGTAAGATTTTTTATGTTCGCCGTTTCCGCTTGTGTCCTAGCTTCAAGGATTCTGAGCATTTGAGGATATTCTTCAAGTGGTAACAATGTGATACCGTTTTGCCTGTATACTGCTCGGTCAACCGCCAAACTTGCCACCGCCGCCCGATTGAATGCATCTGCAATCTCTACCCTTGATATGCCTAACATTTTCGCTATCTGCCTATCAATATCTTGTCGCAATACTCCAACGTCTTGAAGTTGTGCTATTTGATGCCGTGTTGTTGCCGACACTTGCAATTCGCCGTAGTGCGCTAATGATTCCGCAAGCCGTCTGGCTATTATCCCCAAAACGTTAGTCGTGAATGTGCTGTATAGTGATTGAATCGCTCCAAGGTTACGAATCAAATAATCTGGATGCAACATTTTATTGACCTCTAGTCATACTCATTTTGCTGAATTGCTGCCAACTCTTCTTTGGCTTCCTCTATCATTTCGGGGCTTAATTTATGCAGGAAGTCACTAAATTCATTCAAGAACGCCACGGCTTTCTCTCTCGATATTATATTTTCCCTGACTGCTTGCAACACTATCGCCCAATCATTGCGGAACATGTCACGTTGTTCGGCTTCCGTAATTAGTACGCTATCAGGCGAATCAAAGCTTATCCCATCGTTGCCAGACGGCAATCCCCACGCTTGACATATTTCATCAAGGACTATTGCAAATTGCTCAAGCATAAGTTGTAGTTGATGTTTGTATGATTCCACTGTCACGTAAAACCTCTGTCTGCCCTGCTGTGTCGTGTTGACGTTGGTATACACTTGCGGCGGCTCTGAAAACATACCGAAAGAACACCCCAACGAAACTTCAAGTAATCTCTCCGTTTGGTCAAGATGTTTGTAAAGTGCATCTATTTCTAATCTGAAACTTTCTACTTTGACACCCCGCCAGTTCGGGTCATCAATGACCATGAACTTTCTGTCTTGTGGTACTATTGGTGCGCCTGTAAATGGGTCACGGTCAAGAGCATCTTTGTCGTATATTGTCACATTGCGCTTATCGTCTAACTCTGTCAGTATTCTGGCATAAGCGAGGTCACGCATCCTAATCAGGTCGATGGAGTTTGCGAAACAACTTTCACCATTCGGAGCAGTGAACTCAATGAACCACGGTCGACTTGCAGGGTATTCCCAATCTTCAATGTGTGCCCACATGTCAACTTTGTCAATATTTATCGGTGTGCCTATATTATCCTCACTGCTTGATTTATAGACTTTACTTTCGGTGCTGTATCGTCCATCACTATAACTTGCAACGGTTATCAACGTGTAATATGATTTACCCATTTGCTCACGCTGTACTAATGTCACCGATTGCAATCTGCCCTCAACGTCATATTGTAATGGATAGTAAGTGCCAGCCGGGGCGATTGTGAAGAAAACTTTGAAGCCATCGGACGTATATGTCACATTCGGCAACAATAGAATTTCACCTACAGCGGCTACTTTTTCCGTCACATCTCTCAGACTATTGACGACAGCTTGATAAAATTCGTTTTGTTTATCGTTGCCTTGTATTTCCGTTTCAAGCTTGGTGGTTACATTTCTGGCAATCTCACCGCAATATATCTTTGCTGCCCCTGTATTTATAACACCATCTTTGAGCCAATCCGCAAAACCATCGTAGATTTTCCGCCACTCAACTACAAGGTCAAATGATTCTTGCGTTACCGCAATTGTTTCATGGATTGCTTTCTCTATCGTGGTCACAGGGAATATTTTCAGTAACCAAAGTCCGAACCTAGTAAGTGCGTTCAATACATCACCATCTCAATTTTTATTTATAGTCCACGTCTACGCCATATTTCTTCAAGTGCATATCTTACTGCATCAATTGCATGATTGTCTTTGTCAGGATATCCGCTAATTATTTCACCGTCTTTTGTGCGCTCATATTCATATTTCAGAAACTCGTCAGATGTATAAGGACACCTTTTGGAATCAATAATAATTTCATTCAACGACTGCAACCATTTGTGCGAATAATCGACACTGCCCGGACCTTTTATTGCACCCCTTATGTCAAACCCCCACCGATGTAAATCTTCTATGCTTTTTGGCTCTGCACTATCGGCGGTTATTCTTATCCTCTTATAAGCTTCAAGCTCTTTTGCAGTATTTTCATTTGTGCTTTTCCACAACCGCTTTTCATTGATTATATATAACTTTCTTTGTGCTGCATTGTAATACATTTCAACAAAATGCATCGGGTCGGGGTAAAATCCCCAGTCTAAACCATAGTACAGTCTATCAAATTTTCTAATTTCATCGTCTGCTATCGGTCTTGTCGTTATATTTTCAAAGACACTTTCGCCAGTGCCAACGGCTTCACCGTCATATTCATGCTTGTAGGCTCGCTCACTTGTGGCTTTAAGCGATTCAGCTTCATCCCAAAACGTCTGCCCTAACCATTTTTTAGGAGCATTTTTGAAATGACTGTGATGCACAAATCTTCGTGGATTTTCACTTCTTGCTTCAACGTTGATATGATGACTTTGACTTATTGGTGTATTGTAAGTCCTGATTAATATACCGTCATCCCCGCCACGGAAAGCAGACTGCGTTATACTTCGCAAGCCCTCTGCACCTTTGAGTTGGTCAGCTTCCTCAATCCAAACGAAAGCAACGTGCATGTCTTTGGGTGGCTTTAACGATTTTAGTTTGCCGGGGTCATTAGCACCACGGAAGAATATTTTCTGACCTGTTTCAAGTCTTGTTATCTCCATCGGATTGACAGTACACTTGAATTGCTCCGTCACATTAAGTACATCTATCGCCCAGACTATCTGACCATATACACTATCTCGCAAATCGTCTTTTACCGCTCTGGCCGCAAGTGCGCAAGTGTTTTTATTTCGCATTATCAGGTCAACAATTATCAAGCCCGCAAATGAACTTTTTAAACTACCACGACCGCCACGCAAATCATATTGAAAATATTCTCTATCTAATATGGAGCGGTATATATCTACCCACGCACTGCCTAAAAGGTCGCCGGGGATGCCTGACCATTCTTTTGATTCTGCATTTTGATTTTCGTCTAGCTCTCCACCCATGCGGAACACAAATTCAGTTGCTCTTGTGTCTTTTTCATACGATAGGGCTTTGCTCATTTGACCTGCAATCATTGCCGCCTTGAAGTTCATGTCTGTTTCAGGCACGCCCATGTTTTGCAGTGTTTTTTTTACGTCATGCAGGTTGTCAGGCACTTGTGCTTCAAGCATTAATTGCACTAGTTTTTTTGTGCTTGCTTTCTCTCTCCTGACCTCTCCTGACTTTATGCCGCCTTTTCTTCCGTTTTCTCTGGCTTCCTCTAAGCTTAATTTGTCAGCTGTTATTAGGTTTTTTGAGCCATTTGGAGGCATTGTCACCACCGTCTTTTATCTCAGTTCCGTTTAATCTATACGGATAAATCTTCAATAATGTCTATATTTAGTATTTAAAGCATAACAAATAGACACATCTAGTTACAATTTTACATATACAAAATAACATACTCCAAAAGTTGTGTCAAGAATTATTATTTTATGGCAAAGTAAAACAGTGGCTAGGGGTAGCCACTGCCTTACAAAGGAAGCCCATACACAGAAATCAGTACATCGTAATTATTATACCATGATTTTAGAAATTGTCAAAGTATTTTTTTACAAGTTTCCTGTTTTCCTCGTTTAGCTTGCTTATAATTTCCATTCTCTTGGGTTTTTTGGATGATGGTTTTTGATTCTTTGGGGTGTCTTCACCAACCCACTTTTTAATCATGTCGTTATATCTGCCAGTATTCCCCATGGCTTTTTTAGCGAAGCACAAGAGTAGTCCTTTTTCCTTGTTAAACGTGTCTGGCTCATTGCACTTGACTACAGTTTTAGTACCATCATCCCAATAGACAATTGTAGCCGGCGGAGCGAATATTACATTTTTTGGTGTGAATTGACCTTTGCGCAAGAATGCTCCTAGCAAGTGTTTATCCGCTGGATGCAATGACGTATATATCAATGACACAAGTTTTTCATTCTGTAAATCCATCTAATCCCCCTCCTTTATTAACGGAAACTCTCTGGCGCACTCTGCTTTCTTTGCGCATTTTTCAAATGTGATGCTTTCTCCATTTTCAATTAATCTTTCAATTATTGTCGATAGTGTCAGATTGCTCGCATCTCGCAATTCATCAAGCTTATTTCTTGCATTTTTAGATATTGTCACATTAAGCTGTGCCTTATCGCCCCCTTCTGGGTCTCCGAAAATCTCTATATATTCATCGCCGTCAAGATTTTCTTGCGCCCATTCCGATGCGTCTTCATAGGACATTGGCATAATTTTCTCGCTTGAACGGCCTGAATTGCCGTGCCATTCGCCGTAGCGAGAGAGTGCACCACCATGCCCATACAAAAAATACTTCCCCGATTGTGTACGATACAATGTTTCTTCAAAATAGTGGAAATCGTTTATTGGATAGCCGTTGTCCATGCTCCCTAGCTGCTTGGCTGTGTCTGTATTGTACACAGCATTTTTTATAACCTTTTTCATAGTGTTTGCGCCCCTTCCTGCCGGGAATAACCGCCCGGCTCGGTTTATTTTTTGCTTTACCAAGTTTTTGCAAAATTCTCAACAAATCTTGCGGTATAAGTTGCCACTGTTCCCTCTGCATTTTCAAATCTAAACGAATTATAGTTTGAGTTGCCCTCTTCGTCAACGGCTTGGTCTCGGCCAATCATTTGGCAATAGTGTCCGCTGATACCTACTAATACTATGCTGTTGTCGTTCCAAATGTTTTTGATGTTATCGAATCTTGTATGTGTCATTTCTGCGTCCTCCTTAATTTTATAATTATACTCTGTAAACTCCGTAACCTTGGTCAACAGCATGTGCGCCGTCTTCGTAATATTCTTCGCCTAGCCTTTCAAAGAGTCTTTGGCTGTCCTCATTGTCGGGTGCTGCAAAAACTATACGATATTCGTCACTAATTTGCTGAATGGCTTTTGTGCCGTATCCTTTGCCCCGAAACTGCTCGTCAATGTCGATACGCTCAATGTACAGACTCATGTCGCTCTCATCGTAATTTTCGACTGGCTCAAAAGTGTAATCATCATAAGGTACACCATACACACCAGAAGCTTGACCAACTGCAGTGCCGCCTGCGTCTATGCTCCACCATATACTTATCAAATCGTTACTTTCTTCTCTTTTTATCTCTTTCATTGTTATTGTCATTGTGCTGTACCTCTTTCTTAATTTTGATTATAACTAATTATAACATGGAGAACCTAGGAGGTCAACACCTTTGCGACAAAATGTTTATAGAATAATAGACAATGTTTTTTGGCTTTTTTTGTGCATTTTGACAATGCCATACAAATATTTGCCGCCTATTTTATCAAAGTTATTTTGCCATATATGTCATACATTTTTTTGTGATTTGCATTTGGGCGATAATCTGAAAAATCGCATGAATGAAAATATGGAGAATTGCACCATCTTTTCAAATGTCTTAGAAAATCATCATGCGTACCTGTTTGGTAAATCATCAAATATGGCGAATATCCAAGAGCAGCTACTTTTTTTACGCGATAAACATCTTCCTCAAAGGTGGT